AGTTACTGCTAAACGATTTGGTATGACTTATAGCGAAATGAGGTCTTTTATACTACGGCTTGTGCGTAGAAAAATGATAGGCACTAGAACAGCCCAGCTACAGCCCAGCAACAACCACCCTAGCCGAAAAGTAACGATAATAAGCCTTATAAATTACGACAAATATCAGTATGTAGATGGCGAACAACCACCTACAGCCCACCTATCGCAACAAGTGTCAATACACAATAACAATACACAATTACTAAATACTGTTGTCAAAAAGTCTAGCAAGGATGAGATTATCTATACAGGAGATAGTTATGGTAATTACAAGAAAATATTGAAAAATGGCAAAGTTTATTATAAACACTCATTTGACGATACTAAACCCTTGCTGGAAAATATATGATTACTACATCTGCCTTACTTTCTGAATTATTTACTAAAAAAATTATTGGTAAAAAAAGACCAAAAAAAATCAATGTAAATAAATCTGTTCAGAAAGCTGTTAAGAAATATCGTTTTAAAAAATGAAGTCTATATTGCGAATCTTTAAGTATGCTAGAAAACGCATAATAGCACTTAGTATTGAAAACCAAGTATTAAAAACACAGTTAGAATATTATCGTGCTATTGTAGAATCTGATAATTGTAACAAACATTAAATGGCTATAAAAAAACCACAATTCGAACATATTTTATATGGCAGAAGTAAAATCAAAGTAATATTTGAGCCACTTAAAAGTTTAGATGGTTATTTTGAAACCCAGAAGAAACTAATCGTATTAGATAGCCGAATAAAAGGTAAGAGACTATTTAACACAATAATTCACGAGATATTTCATGTTATTGCATATTACTCTAAACTAAAATTTAAAAATATGAGTGAAGAACAAATGGCTATTAAAGTTGGTAATGGTTATACGGCTATATTTAAACAAAATCCTAAACTTTGGAAATATTTAACAAAACTATTAAAAGGATAAAATATGACAAATACATCAAACTCTATAATGGGCAAAACAGCTAAAAATCAAAAATTATTAATGAAATGGATAAGAACACCAAAGTCTATATGGGAAAATCTATCAAAAGAATTTAATTTTACTGTAGATGCGTGTGCATCTGATAAAAATCATTTATTACCAAAATATTGGACAAAAGATAATTCAGCTTTAGACAAAAATTGGGATAATGAAATAGTTTATTGCCATCCTATGTATGATATTTATATTCCAAGATTTGTTAAAAAGGCTATTGAATCTAAATGTATTACAGTTTTTTTATTACCAGCATCAACCAACGCAGAGTATTTTCATAAGTATTTATATAAAAAACAAAATGTAGATATAAGATTTCTACCAAGAGAAAAAGGTGGAAATGGATATAAATTTTATTCAGATAATAACGAAGACCCTAAAACAGGATATTTAAGACCTTTAATGGTCGTTGTCATTGATAATATTAATAAAAAATAATAAAATAACGACATGAATAAAAGCGACATAAATAAGGCAGAAAAAGGAAAACAAATAGGAAGACCCATCAAAGAGATAGATGAAGATATTATTGCTAGATTAAGTCAAATTGGATGTACTCAGGAAGAAATCGGCAGTATCGTTGGAATATCTGCTAGAACATTACAAAGACGATATGCCGAATTATTAGAAGAAAACAAGAACAAAGGAAAAGCTAGTTTAAGAAAGAAGATGTGGGAGAAAGCCATGAAAGGCGACCCTAAGTTACAGATATGGTTATCTAAACAATATTTAGGCATGAAAGATAGAACTGTTACTGAAAACATTGTAGAACCTTTACCATTAATCATAGAAGCCAAAGCAGAAGAAGTAGATGGCTAAACAAAAATTCACGCACTTCATACCAAGAGATAAACCACCAAAACGAGGTGCTGGACAACACAAGAAAAGACTCAACAAGCATGAGAAACGACAACGCAAACAAACTAGATACAAAGGACAAGGAAAATAATATGAGTGAAGTAATAGGAGAAAATACATTCTTAAAACTAAGACAGCAAAGAGAACAGATGAAAGCTGAATTAGAACAAGTTAAAATCCAAAGAGATATAGCTTTAAGAAAACAAAAGAAACTTGAAGATGCTGTTAAAGAACTTAGAAAAATTATCGAGCAAAGATAAGATAACTTTAGAGTTAGATAAACTTGCTAATCTCTATAATAAAACCAAAAACGATAAGTATAAGTTAGAATGGAATAAGATAATTAATTTATACTTCTATAAGAAAAAAAGTTCTAATATGTAGCATAATGTGATATTTATGCCACATGGCTAAATATAAAGGAAGAACTGTTAAACTTAATAAACCTTTTAGAACTCCAAGTGCGTCTAAAAAGTTTGGAGTTTATGTTAAGAACAAAAGAACTGGTAGAGTTCAAGTAGTTAGATTTGGTGCTAAAGGTATGAGCATCAAGAAAAATATTCCAGCAAGGCAGAGGTCATTCATGGCAAGATTTAAACCTATTCTTGCAAAGGTCAAAGGTCAGAAGAATTTATCTCCAGCTTATTGGGCTGTTCAATCTTGGAAGAAAGGTTTTAAGATATGATTGATAAATTTTTTTATTGGTTCTTTAGCTGGGTAGATTCATGGTTTAATTGGGTCTATGATAACTTTATTTGCGATTTACCAAAAAACAAAAAGAAGAAAAAAAAATGAGAGACACAAAAATAATAGAATCATTTCAAAAAAGAGTAGAAAAAAGACTCAAAGAAATGAATATATTTATAAATCTTAAAAAATCTGTAGAGCATGGTGCTAATGGTACTCAACAGTATGTAATTAAAAAAGGAATTAACAAAGGTAAAGTTGCTAAATGAAAATCAATGACAATACATCTATCGGTCTTCCATTAAGAAATTTAATTGGCTTAATAAGTGCAATCGTGATTGGTGCATGGTTTGCTTTTGGTGTGATTGAAAGACTTAATAAATTAGAAACTAAGAACCAATTATTTGAACAAGATTTGCTTGAGGCTAGTATTCAAAAACCTATAGACCAAGAGCAGTTTATGTTGCTAGAACATATAGCACAACAAGTAGAAAAGTTAGAAGAAACACAAGAACAGAATATGACAAACAAAGTAAACATTGAAAGATTACAAAAAGATATAGATAAAATTTTAGTTGATGTAGAAAAATTAAAAGACTCAGTTAGAGCAAACATAGGTAAACTCAATGGTAATCATTAATGGAAACAGAATTTATCAATTTCTTTTTAAAATATTTAGACCCTAACTTTTTTAGCAAAGCATTTAGTTATTGTCTTTGGTATTGGATATTCTTTACTGTAATATTAATTGTTACTTTAAGAGGAAGAAAATGATTAAATTAGTATTTGCATTATGTTTATTTATTAATGGCGAATTGGTAGAACATAGAATACAAGATAGCTTATCTACTTGTCTTAAAATGAAACGAGAAGCCACTAGAAATATGGATATGAAGAATAAACAATTAATGTGTGGAGAAATAGAAGCTGAGATTGAAACTAATATTGATGGAAGTAAAACAATTAAGAGAATAATTAATAATAAGTAATTTATGAGTTTAACAATGTACGATTTATTTTATATATATTTAGTTAGGATTTGTTATAAAGTTATACATTGGGCTACTGGAAAGAAGTCTAAACGAAAGAATAAATGAAAACTTTATTAGTATTTTCTATATGCTCAGCAATCACAGGATTTTGCAATAATCCAAATGTAGTAAAACCACCATATAACACATGGACAGAATGTGTCGTTGCTGGTAGTGAATTAACAATCGAATTTGCTAAAAGACAAGAAGAACTTTTAAACAAGGAAAAATTGTATATATCTTATTTCTGTAATGAAGATAACTCTAACAAAACCCCAACTTAAAGTTAGTTCATCAAAAGCAAGATTCAGAGTTCTTATTTCAGGTCGTAGATTTGGTAAGACTTATTTAGCTGTTACTGAGATGATGAAGTACGCATCTAAACCTAATCAAAGAATTTGGTATGTAGCACCAACATTTAAAATGGCTAAAGACATTTGTTGGTCAGCATTAAAAGAAATGCTTAATCAATTTAATTGGATAGAGGATATTAACGAAACCACTATGACAATTACAATTAGACAATCCAATAGC